GGATGTTTTATAGCTCCACCCATCTGAACCCAATCATAGTGATGGATAGTCCCCATGACAAATTCTTTAGACATCGTTCCAACACCTGATGACATTCTCAAATCATCTGATAATAATAAAATTTTCTTTTTAACCATTTAAAACCTCTTTCTCATTTTCACCAAAATATTTTTCTAACACACTTAGTTTATCTTCATAATTAGCTATAATTTCTAATTCTTTTTCTATCGTCTCAATATGGTCTGAATGTTCAGCCACACCAACTGAACTATCTGTGTGTATTTTGATATTTGTTAAATGTTTTTCTATATGTCCTCGAAAATAACTGCTTAGAGCTTTGAATAACATTTTCCTCATAACCTACTCCCACTTACCTTTAAATTGTTATACTCATGTATTTGTGATTTAAAATCAGTATCTAATAAATATAAATCCATTGACCGATTTACCAATTTTTGTAAAGTAAACTCTTCATTTAGAGCATCTACTTTAAATTTTTTATATAAGTCTTGTAATATCTTAACCGATGTTAATTTGTATTCCATATAAAACCTCTTAATATATACATATATAAATATATATTAATTAATTATTTTAACCATTTTTTTTAATTTTTTGGCATAACCTACTGTGTTCATTGTACCTCTTGACTCAACTCCATCTTTTATAAAAGCTATTAATATGTTAGAGTATTCAGCTATCTGTTTATTTCTTTTAAAATAATTACTTACATAATATGGTTTATTAAAGTGTTTAGCAGATAACTTACAATGTATGTTGTGAGTATAGTGGACTGGTGGAAACTCAACATAATCCAAATCAAATTCAAGAGCGTATTTTTTAGCATATCCATCTGCTCCCTCTTTTTGACCACCACTCACTATCTCCACTTCATTACCATATTTTGTTTTTATCTCAAATATTAAATCTTTTATTTTCTTTTTGTCTGTATAACTCCTACTACCAACTATTCCTATTCTAATCTTCGTAGTCATTTCTCTTTTGTTTTCTTTTTGATTTTTCACTAGTGATAAATTTTATACAATCATAAAGTTGATTTAATCCATTGATAATATTATTTTTATTATCATAGGTGAAAGCAAATCTATATCTATCTGTTTTTTCTACATTAACAGGTATTATGTCGTAGAAAATAAATTCACCATGTGGAACATCTGAGTCTTGTTTCACCCTTGTTTTAAAAAATAATTTGTTTTCCCACCTAACTAAGAAATCTCTTAAATCAACCGTATCTATTTCACCCTCGTTATACCACAGGTGTAAAAAAATAACAGCTCTTAAATCTTTATGAGTTTTATTTATGATTTCCATTATTTCGACTTCATTATCAGTATTTATAAAATCTGATAGTTTCATCCTTACAGACATAGTTGATACCATCATTTTACTCCTGCATCACAATATTTAGTTTGATTAAATTCACAAAACTTACAGTTCTTCTTAGAAGGCCGTTTTATATAAGTATATTCAGTATTGTATTCTCCATCAATAAATGATTCTTCTATAAATTGATTCAAATTATTCATCACTTTGTTTATCGATGGTTTACCACTTGCTGGACTAAATGTTTGAACTCTTCTTTGTGGAAAATCTACTTTTTCATATAATTTTCTTTTAACAATAAAATATTCTACATCTATTTTATCAATCGGTATGTCCTTTTGAGCTCCATAAAAGTATTTGTATAGTAATAATTGGTCTGTTTTATTCTTATCGGCCTTCATATATTTGTTCCAACCCATAGTCGATGTTTTGATATCTATGATTTTATATCTGTCTCTGAAATTATCATATATAACTACATCCATGTAACCAATAAATTTAATATCATTTGGTAAATCATAATTTATCGGAACTTCTATACCAACTAACTCGTAATTTTTTTTACTAAAATAATTAGCTCTTTTCTTCTTAAACCACTCTAATATTAATAAACCATGTTGATAAAATTCTTCCATATCAGCTTGTGTACAAAACTCAACACCACCATTTTTTTCCATTATGGTGGTATAGTTATATTTCATTCTATGTAATAACATTTTTTGTAATGGTAGAGCGTCAGCCATCTTTATAGTATCATTATACATTACTGTTAAATATGTTTGTAACACCTCATGCATAGATGTACCGAATAGGGTGTGAATACTATCAGTATATTCTCCTAAACCCTCTATGTAATTTAGTTTCCATTTATGAGGACAGCTTATCCATTGGTTATACTGACTATAACTTATTTTTTTCATTTACCCCACTTACCATTCTTTACTATTGTAGCCATAATACCATAGTTAGATACATCTAAATAAGCATCTTCAAGAGGTTCATCTACTGCTGATTCTCTATTATTCATCAACAAAGTTTTCAACCTTTGAATCTTATCATTCATCCTAAACCAAAGACCTGTGAGTGATAACTTTATTTCCTCTGGTGTTTGTAACATAGTTCCAACTGAGATATTACCTGGGCCATAATCATGTTGTTTGTGTAAAAACAATTCGTATTGTTCTCGTTGTAATCTACGAAACTCAGCAGTCATGACAGGCCACTCCTTTTCCATCATCGTAATTATATCTTCTTTTTTCTTTGATTTTTTTAAAGAATTATTTTTTGTATCTTTTATAATTCTCACTTTATTATTCATTGTGATTCCTCTTTTTAAATCCATAAGACTTCTATCGGACATATATTCCCCCATTATAACAACTAAATATACACATAAAATTATATATAAGTCAAGTGTTTTTTATAAATTTCCAGCCGGTGAACTTCCAACTACATTAAGTCCAGCTTTTTTTATTTTAGTTTCCTCAACACCCCACTTTCTACTTAATTCCCCAAGTTCCAACATACCACCTTCAGTTAACATCAATAAGTCGATGTATTCAACAGCTTCTTTTTTACTAATTTGTTCGTGATTGACAACGATATTTATCAACCAATTTGGATGACTCATAATATTTCTCCCCTTTGTGTATTTTAACCATTGTTTACCCTTTGGTAAAATATTTGTGTATAATTTATATAATTCTTTTGGTTTTAAATTATACTTTTGTAATTCATTTACTAATTCAATCCAATCTGTTTTCATAGATAAAAATCTATTAACCATGTAGTTAGACCAAGATTTTTTATCTTCATCTGATATTTCATCCCAATAATTGGGATTTTGTACCGATGTAATTTGAGTTATATGGTCAAATAAACTTTTCTTTTTTACAACCTTACTCACTAGTTGGCATCATGTTTTTTGGTACTGCCCCACAATTACCACAACTAAAAACCTCGATTGGAATCACAGTCTCTTGACCAGTTGGTGACACGATAGCTGATATTCTTCTTAGAAAATAAGATTGTATAAAAGAATAGTTACCACATTCTTCACATTTTACAGCTTCGGTGTCATTTATGTTTATTTGTTTTTGTGGTTTTTTTATTGGTTTCATTGGTTTCATAGTCATTTTATCACTCCTAGTAATTCTATTAACATTGCCATGGCATTTATTTCTTTATCAACAACTTGAGAATCTGACAATTCGTATCTAGCTAAAATTAAAATACATTCAGCAACATGACCTTTACCCCAATCATCGACATCATCATACAACAAACGAAACAAATCGGAGAAATCTGTAATCTTATTGTCGGCTAACAATTGTCTGATATCTTTAAAGGCAGTTTTTTTATTTTGTGTTTTTAAAATTTTTAGTAACTTCAATTTATAATCGTTTTGTAAAATACTATTAGTATCTAATTTTAGTTTACCCTTTACCACATTTCTTTGTGAAGAATTTATTATTCTACGAATGTCTGGATAACCACTATCTATCAACACTTTCAAATCATCCATTTCATGAGTTACATTTTCACTTATTAAAATATCATGTGTATGTTTAGCTACCTCACCTCTTGATGGTGGGATAATTTGAAATGATTGACATCTACTTTGTATCGGATCGATAATTCGTTCAACATAATTACAAGTCAATATAAACCTACAATGTTTTGAAAATGTTTCCATCAGATTACGAAGAGCCGCTTGAGCATTCGGTGTAATGTAATCACACTCATCTAGGATTATTATCTTCATATCTTTGAATCCAATTGTAGATGCAAAGTTTTTCACTTTAGTCCTTACAGTATCAACATTATTCTCGTCTGAGGCATTTATATACATATAATCACACTCTATGTTCTTAACTAATAACTTAGCTAGAGTGGTCTTACCTGTTCCAGCCTTACCATATAATAAAAGATGTGGTAAATCTCCACTCTCAAGATAAACAGATACTTTATCTTTGAGATGTTCATTTCCAATATAATTATCTAATATTGTTGGTCGATACTTTTCTACCCATAAGGTATTACTCATTTCTTCTCCCATATCCAAATTGGTTCACAAAATCTTTTATCTTTATTTTCTTCAACAAATTTCATAGTTTTATCTTTAAACTGTATGGTGTCTTTAGCTGTTCCAGCTCCACCACTATTTGGTCGTTTAGCCATTTCCATTCCAATACAACCTCTATACTCTGAATCTCTATACTCATCAATAAATTCATTCATCGGGTCACAAATCTTCAACCACTTTGCTCCTTTACTTATTTTAGCATTCACATCAGATATGTTAATACATAATTTACCACCACTTTTGAGAGTTGACCACATATTATCAATTGACTTATGTAAAAACTGTTTATTCCAATCATCAATGTTTTTTCCATATCTTACCCAACTTTGATTGTCATCATTACCGTAACGCTCTATATTAAAATAAGGTGGTGATGTGAATATCATATCAAAGGTATTTTCATATTCCTTGAAATTAAAATCCTCAGCAGGTTCACAATGAAATTTAGTTTTCTTTTTATTTTCAAATAATGTTAGATGTTTATCATAAAATTCAACTTGTTCTTTATATATGGGATGATTCTCTTTTCTTGGATCTAAACCAACATATAGTTCTGTGTTCATACTAGAATAAAATCCAGCTAATCTATCACCCCAACCCATTGAAAAGTCCAACACATTCTTTACATTGAAATAATCATACATGGCTTTCGCCACGTTTGGTTTAAACTGACTACAAATGTATTTACGAAGTCCAATCATGGTTCTTAATATCGACCTATCTATTTTACTCAATTTTAATGAATAGGCGGCTCCCATCAAACTTTTCATAAAATCAAAGGTTTCCCATGTCCTCTTGGGACCTGGATAAGAACTTGATTCTACTGACCATCTATTTTCTTGGTGAAAATAATTAGATGTTTTATTACCAATATTATTTCTAGCAAAATACCATTGTGAACCTTGATAATTTAAAGGATAATCATAACCCTCTTCAGAACGAGCAAACCATTCACCTTCTCTTAAAATATCATGAACCCAAGTTCCTTTTAATTTATTAAAATCCTTCCGACAATCCTCTTTGGTCATTTCCATTGTTGGCATCGGATAGGTCATGGCTACTTTGGCTAAAGATTCTTTAACATCATCTTTGTGAAATGTTGCTTTAATAAAAGCCCACTCCTCTTCATTGATATGAAGATATGGTTTTTGGTTTTTGAATCTATTGAAAAAATCGATATACATTAATCATTATCAGTTAGACTCACTAAATAATATGTGGCACTAAAATCATCAACTTTAAATACAATCTTGGATAATCCCTCACTACTAATATTTAATGTAGCGGTTTCACACTCTTTATTTGCACTCAAAACCTCTTTGAATATATTAGCATTAAACGATATATTTTCAATATCACTACATTCTGATGTTGTAACTGGAATAGTAACTCTATTACTATTTGTAGATTGATAATTAATTACAAGTTTAGTATTAGTACCATCTGTTATAACTGTAAAATTGTCAGTTTCTGCGAGAGCTCCCTTACCATCGATGAACTTTTTCATAACTTGTGGTGTCATGTTTATCTTTAATTCAAATTCAGGTATACGTTTCATGTCTGGTGCTTTCGGAATAATTGAAGTATCACTCAACATATAATTTACAGCTGAGGATGAATCAGTTACTCTAAGTGATATAGCCTTATCACCAGCTTTACTAATGGACACGTTGATATCTTCATCCAACACACCCAATAATTTGTTAAATTGGTCTGTATTGTATACACCAACTTCAGCATCTTCAAAAGGCCATTTGTCCATTTCTAATTCACCTAGTAAAGTTTTATCACCTGATACAAACTTAGTAGAAAGTTTACCACCTTTACTGTTCAGTATTACTGAATTGACTGTCCCACTAAGATAATACTTATTAATGAAACGTATTAGTTTCTGTTTATTCATTATAACTCCTATTTAATAACCATATATACATATATATAGTATGTTGTTTTCTCAAAATCAAAAAAATCTTTCCAAAGTTTTTGTGGCATCAGTTGGTTCATCCCAACCGAGAGCTTCATAAAACATCATTATCTTTTTATGTAAAGCTTGTTTGTAAAGTTTGTTGGGATTTATATACTGTCTAATAAAAGACATAATCTCTGGTGGATCTTCATGTCCTTTATATGCTATTGTTTCTAATCCATAGGGATTATTCTTTAGATAAATCCACTTTATTTTCTCACCATTATATATTGGTGTATATCTTCTAGATATATTCAAATGTTTTAACATATCATTATAAAATAAAGCACTTTTCACATGAACTGGTGTTCCTAATTTATGTGGTTTGAATATATCATTATCTTTTATTTTATACTTTGTAACTTGTTTAACACTTGTTGGTATAGCTATTTTATCAAATTCCATCAATTTCATACTGTTTTTGAAATTTAATATAAATTTATCCAACTGTTCTTTTGGAACATCCATCAAAATATCTTCTAATAACTTACTTAACATATCTCTCATAGCTGTTGGAAAACTAGACCTCACAGTATCCAATCCCTTTACCATTAGTTTACTTACTTTCTTACCATTGTCGTTAATAATCTTTAATCCATATCTTTTCTTAGTGACGAATAAACCACCTTTAGCTATTACCTCTTGTTTTATATCAAATCTGTGTTCATGTAAATTACAAAACTTCTTTGCAAAATAGTTATAACTTTTATTAAGATACTCTTGTACCTCACCACAAATTTCCATAATTATCTTAATCATTTCCTCTTCTGTGAATGTTTTATTTGGAAATCTTTTTTGAACTATTGGTAAAGCAGAGTAAAAAACAGAATCAGTATCAATATAAATACAATAATCTTTTTTATCATTGAGTTCTGCATTGTAGTAAAAGTTAGCAATCTTTTTAGTAAACTTAATCAATGATTGACCTGTGTAGGTCACAGCTTCAGCATTATCCAAATCATAAAACCTAAATACTGGTAAACCCAACACACCATACAAACTATTCAAAATAATTTTCTGTAAATATTGTCTCCTATCAAAATAATCAGATTGTTCTTTATCACCTTGTTCGTGAAATTTTTTAGATAACTTACGATACTCAACCCTCTCATCAAACCATTTTCTTAATAAAGCAGGTAGTAATCCATCTTTATCTGTCCGATACATGACACCATTTGTAGCTACGCCAATCGACCTATTTTCCAAATATTTTTTTAACTCTGTATTAGTAAATTTACCTAGTTCTTTTTTATTGTTGGTTATTGTGTAGGTTTTATCCTCACCTCTGATGAACTCCTCAGGATTCCATCCTTCTAACTTACCAATTTTAGTCTCTGGTGATATATTCAATGACATAATACAAGAGGGATACATAGATGTTATGTCTAAATCAAATACCCAACTGTGTTTTCCTTTTTGTGGATCTTGAACATAAGCTCCAGCAAATTTACCACCATCGAGTGTGTTTGGTTTTGGTGGTTTATTTGGAGCCACAATATTTTTCTTTTTTAAATATACTAATATAGCTCCCTCTAAATATCTAGAACTCATAAACACATCTTCATAGGGAATATGACCTAGATGAGCTATACCTCTAGCTATCTCGATAAAATCTAATTTATCATCGAGTTTTTTAACCAATTTTACATCTTGTAAATTATATTTTACAAACTTATCAATATCGTTTTCATACAAATCATTTAGTGTTCCCTCATATTCAATTTTTTTCTCACCTACCTCAAACTCACCGATATTGTCTAATCTATATGATGAACGTTCACTAAAAGTATATTTTTTATACAACTGTAAATAATCTAAAATACTAACACCAGCTATCTTATACTTACCATTACCGAAATCACTCCATTGTACGTTCATGATAGGTGATAAAACATTAGCTACATTTTGACCAACCACATTACAAGCTCGATTGTATAAATATGGAACATCAAAAAACTCCACATTCCAACCAGTTAATATCGTTGGTTTAATTTCTAAATATTTCATAAAAAAACTATTTAACAAATCATATTCATCACTAAAAGATTTTATTATTTCATCACCATTAATTGATGTTCTAGTTTCATCTAGTTTCAAATTGTTAGTCACATCCAAGACATAACAAAAATATTCGTCTGTCAATGGATTATTAAAACCTATAGCTGTTATTTTGTTTTCCGCTTTCTGAATATCTGGAAACCCTTCAGTAACCTCTACCTCTATGTCGAATATCATTGTACGATGATTGGTGGATACTTCATCCGAATCTGTATAGTTATCTACCAACACTCTAATTTCAGGATTGACATCAGATTCAAATAAGTCTGATTGGTCTTTTTCCCATTTTGTAATTCTTTTTAATTTGTCCCCATACAATGAAACATAATGTCCGGTCTTACTTTTAGTATAGGCATATTTTTTATATCGAAATGTTTGATGACCGAACTTGTCATCCCATATATGCATTTTATTTAAACGTCTATCGTAGTATATATTTTGATACATTTAGGTTGTAAAATCCCCATTTTCAACACTTAAAGTTACAAAGAAATTATAACAAAGTCAAGCTTTTTTTTGATAAAAAAGGGGGAAATTTCTTTCCCCCTAAATTTATCATTTTAGAAATTAACAGTTAGTCCTAAGTTGTAATATCTTGGTGTACCCAAAAATACTTCAGCGTTATGAGCTGCGTGAACTTTGTCACCATACCCATTGTACTTACTGTTATCTGTGGCGTCTTGGACATAAACATCATCAAGAGCATTAAAGACATGACCATGTAAAGTCAAGTCTAGACCAGCAATCTCTGGTAATTTGTATGATAGATGTAGGTCTAATTTGGAATAACCAGGAGCTTTCCAAACTTGTGTCCTATCAGCTTCACCATCTACCTCACGAGCGTCTGGTGACCAATCAGCATAATTGTCATCATAGATTTTTAGTAATCCTTGAATGTTCAACCCTTTGATTGGTTTTAGTGTCAAACCACCAACATAAGCTGTCTGTGGCATATCACCAACTTTTAGATTGTTAAGAGCATATTCATACTCAGTAGATGTTTGTCCAATAATTTGATTATCTTCATTGTACTCCATCTCTGTGTAATCTCCCTTGGCATCTCCATCAAAGAACCAATCACCCTTACTGAAGGCAAAATCTACCTCTACCATCTCATGTAAGGCTACTTTAGCTTCAACTTCAACACCAGTATGACTCTGATTCACACCTGTTAAGTAAATGATGTCTGTGTCACCTGAGTCACCTTGTCCTGTTGTCACAGATTTGGTGAGGTTTCTATCTTTCCATTGTGTATTGTAATAACTACCTTTGATAGCTACCAATCCACTTCTGTAAGAACCACCAACTTCCATTGATGTGAACTTCTCATTATCAGGACTAGATGCCACATTACCATCGTAGTCAATCACATTATCCAAAATAGGTGGTTTCTGAACGTACCCAAGATTAGCAAAAGCTGATAATCTATCATCTAGATTGAATACACCACCACCCTTTACTTGAAAGGTTGTGATTGATGGAGCTTCTACTTTCTTAAAGTCAACAGCAAAATGGTCATCATAGGAATACCCAATAGTGGACACACCACCCATACCATATAAGTTGAACTTTTGTATATCATATTTACCTTGTACGAAGGCACCAAACCAATCGACTGTGGTTTCATTGTGGTAGGCGATAATGTCACCTAAACCAACTTTCTTACCATCAGCAAAGTTGTCATCAGCGTAGTCTACATAGTAATCTCCACCAAGTAAATCACGAACTTCACGAGCGTGTTCAATACCAGCAGTTCTCCAATCAATACCAACTTGAACTTCAAGTTCGTCTGACACATCATAGTTTAATTTGGAAATCAAACCATAGGTGTTTTGTCTATTGATTGAATTACGAAGTATACCTGTGGAACGGTTTTCGGTTTCTGACCATGCAGAATCTACATTGGCTGAGTTTTCAGCAATCTCACCGTTCCAATCCCATGTCCACGGTGAACTTGCATACCATCTGTTATCCTCACCTTGTGAATCTACAGCAACTGCAGGTAATCGTTTAACACTCCCATAAGTACCAGTTCCACCACCACTACCACCACTCCAATACAAGATAGAACTCAATCTAACTTGGTCATTGACATCATAGAAATGGTTAAGGTTAACTAATG